GTTTTATCTTGAGATCTCGATCATTCTGTTCCTTTTGTGTTTGCTTTATTTTTATAAAGCTCACTATCGTCGTCGCACTACATCTAAATTTGAAAAACATATCAATGAAGTTTTGTACTTCATTGACAATCCTCAAATTAAAAAATGTGATGTTGATGGTAAGAGGAAATTAGGAAGATTCCAAGCTTGGTTAGTGTGTCAGGCTAAGGCCGAGTTTGGATTTCTCAGGCGTTCTGAGGCAAACCGTATGATGGTTAGAAAATTCATGCTTGGTAAGATGTATGATAAAGGTATGCGACCAACACATATTCAGAGAAGTTTGGATATTGCTGTAGCCATATCTTTTATTCCTTCCAAGCATGATATTGATGCCATGGCTGTTGGTGCATCTTTGAGCGCGCAGAGAAGGGAAGATGAATATCATGGTGATTGGGAGTCCTTCTTCGGCTATTTTGGCCGTAAGTTGGGCTTTAGTCAACAATAGGGGTGCCTTGGTATTAGGACTGGGGTTGAGGCAAAGGCTGTTGATTTGTCTCATCCCGCTTTGACGGTTCGAAATACTTGGGGTGCCCTTCCTCATGTGAGGAAATACTTTCAGGTAGTTGGTTTTACTCCCCCGGCCAATTACCTTGTACATAATTCATCAATAAATAACCTTCTACGTGGCGTGTTGACTAGAGTTTTTTATGCCAAAGGGCGATTGACTCCTAGGCCTGTAGTGGGGATCTATTCCAAGCGCGTTTCGTATTTTCGTGACCTTTTGTGTAAAGGGTTTAATTCGACCACCCCAATATCTCGGGAACAGTTTGTCGAGTATTATTGGGGTCGCAAAAGAACCATTTATGCAAATGCCGCTGAGAGTTTGCTTAGTCGGGGCATAAATCAGCGGGACGCTAGGATAAAGGCTTTTGTTAAAGCGGAATTTATTAATTCCGATTCAAAACCGGATCCGGATCCAAGGGTGATCTCTCCCCGTGATCCAAGGTATAATGTTGAGGTTGGAAAGTTTTTAAGACCAGTCGAGCATCGAATATATGGCATGATTGCTGATATTTTTAATGAGCCGACTGTTCTTAAGGGGTTTAATGCTAAACAGATTGGTAAAATCTTTCACAACAAGTGGTTGCGGTATAGACATCCGGTTGCAATTGGACTGGATGCTAGCCGCTTTGACCAACATGTTTCAATTGATGCTCTTAAGTGGGAGCATAGTTGTTATAATCGTATTTATAACAATAATGCTGAACTTAAGCATCTCCTCAAAATGCAGTTACATAATTATGTTACTGGTTATTGTCGAGATGGGATTTTAAAATATAAGACAGATGGTTGCCGTATGAGTGGTGATATTAACACTGCTTTAGGCAACTGTTTGATTATGTGTGCACTTGTTCATGCCTATTTAAAATCTAAGAGTATCAATGCTTCCCTTGCAAATAATGGTGATGATTGTGTTGTTATTATGGAGCTTGATGACCTTTGTAATTTCTCTACTGGTTTAGAGAAGTGGTTTTTGGAAATGGGTTTTTCTTTGAAAATTGAAGAGCCTGTGTATAACATGGAAGGGATTGAATTTTGTCAAACTCATCCTGTCTATGTTGATGGATCGTACTTAATGGTTCGTAATTTTCCAAGAGCAATTTCAAAGGATACATTGAGTTTGAAACAACTCAATTCGCGCCATATTTGTAAAGGGTGGATGGAGGCAGTTGGTGAAGGTGGTTTATCGTTGACCGGTGGGGTTCCTGTTTATCAAAATTTTTATCGTTCAATGTATAAGGCTGGTAACTCTATAGGTGATCATGTTGCTCGCCAGAATTCGAAACGTC